AACCCTATCGCGAAAATTTTTGTATTTGCGTATTTGGTGAATTTCAATTATAAACTCTACATTCGCTATCCATGAGGATAGGGAAAACCCTGCATGGCAGAGAAAGGATAACATATGCCCACGTTAAACGCTGTCCACAGTTCTTTGGACGATATCCCCGAACAATATCAAGACCTCTATACCGAGAAGAACGGACAGTATGAGCTGACCGGAATTTCTGGTGTAAAAACCACAGCTGACATCGATCGCCTACAAACTTCCCTAAATAAGGAACGGGAAGAGCATAAAGCGACGAAGGCCAAGCTTTCTAATTGGGGTGATTTGGAACATGACGACGTGATGTCGAAATTGGACCGTATCCCAGAGTTAGAAGCTGCCGCGTCTGGTAAAATCGACGAAGAGAAAATAGAGGAAATGGTAACGAAGCGTGTCGAAGGCACGTTGAAAACCCGTTTGGGCCCTGTAGAGCGCAACCTCGAAAAGACTACCAAAGAGCTTGAAGAACTCCGAACAGAGCGTGACAATTTGATATCCGAATCACGTACTAGAACTATCCACGACGATGTGCGCGCTGCTTTAGTTAAAACGAAAGTTATACCCGAAGCCCAAGAAGACGCACTCATGTTGGCGGATAAAGTGTTCCAAATTGACGATCAAGGAAAGGTCGTTACGAAAGATGGGGTCGGAATTACACCTGGCATCCCAGCAGCCGATTGGTTACAAGAACTCAGCGACAAAAAGCCACATTGGTGGGCTGCATCGCAAGGAGGTGGAGCAAGAGGCGGCAGCGGTAGTGGTGGCGGTATGTCCGGCAACCCTTGGTCTAAGGCCAATTGGAACCTAACTGAACAAGGTAAGGTTGTGAAAGAAAAAGGCACAGCGAGAGCAGAGCAGATGGCAAAAGCTGCTGGCTCGCACATTGGAGCTACAAAGCCCGCTGAAGCCTAATCGTGAATTAAATCAACTTTACAAAATGTTCAAATGAAAACAGAATGGCGATGTTGAATATGAATTCAGCATCGCTTTTTCTTTGGCCCGCCATGGTGCAGGGCTTTAACCCGAGCCGAGAATACTTTTAGGAGGTACTTATGCCCGCTGGTCCGGCCACACAAATTAGTGATGTAATTGTCCCTGAGGTGTTTACACCTTACGTACAACAACTCACCGAAGAAAAATCTCGTATCGTTCAATCCGGCGTGCTTGCCCGCAATTCTTTTCTTGATGGGTTGCTTGGACAAGGCGGTTTGACGTTTAATATTCCTTCCTTCCAAGATTTGGATGCTGACGACACCAATGGCGCCGAGAGAGTTGCGAATGACACTTCTCACTTCTCAATGGAAGCTGCCGTTGCTGGCTCCGGTACTATTGCCCTCGATCCTGTCCCCGATAAGATCGAAACATCGCAAGAAATTGCGGTGCGGCTCAGCCGAAATAACAGCTGGTCTAGCATGGATTTAACTGCCGCTTTGGCTGGTGTTGATCCAATGGAAGCTATTGCTGGCCTAGTAGCCAATTATTGGGTGCGTCGCTTGCAAAGAGCTTTTGTGCAAACTTGGAATGGTGTTATCGCTGATAACGTCGCCAATGATTCCGGCGACTATGTCAATAACGTTTCTGGTGCTTCCTTTATAGATGGTACCACGAACTTTACGACAGAAGCATTCCTCGACACAACCCTCACGATGGGTGATTCAATGGACGACTTGACAACCATCTTCGTTCATTCCGTTGTTTTTAACCGTATGCAGAAAAACAACCTCATCGATTTTATCCCCGATGCACGTGGCGAAACTACGATCCCCACCTTCTTGGGCAGAGAAGTTATCGTGGATGATGGCATGCCTCGTACAGGTAATGTATACGACACCTGGGTATTTGGTGGCGGTACTTCTCAACTTGGTGTTAGCAACCCCAAAGTGCCTACAGAAGTTGAGCGGAAAGCTGGTGCCGGTAACGGCGGTGGCCAAGAAGTGCTGTATAACCGCCTAGAGTGGTCTATCCACCCTGTCGGCCATGCCTACGTACAAGGAAGCCCGCCCAACGGTGGCCCTTCCAACACTGACCTTGCGACAGCTACTACTTGGAACCGTGTGTTCCCAGAACGTAAGCAAATTAAATTTGCTCGCCTAGTAACTCGCGAAGCTTAATCTTTTGGCGGGGGATTATCCCCCGCCATTAATTTGAAAAGGATCACATTATGGGTAAAGGACTTCCCAGATCATTACAAAGGGGTTATGCTGCAGCTAATCTAGGGTCTGGGGCAGTAACCCAGGAAACGGTTGCAGTTGATCTTACAGTAGATGTGTCTGCCACAGGTGCGAACAAAGGCTTTGCTGGAGTTGCTATCCCTGGGCTCACACTGGCAGAAGGTAATATCTTGCTATTGGGTACAGTAGCAACGCTTTCTTTTGAATCTCTCGACGCTAATGCTATTGATGCATGGCAAGGGGATTTTGCGCTTGGTACGGTGGCAACAGTTGATGCTGATACAGCTGACGACGGTGAGGACGACGTTCTTGATCTCCAAGCTCTAGCCGCAACTGGTGGTACAGAAGCTACGACAAAATATGACTACGTGCCGCTTGAAGCAAATTCCTTAATCGATTTAACAGCCGGCAGCGCCTCTGTTAATCTAAACATTCTGTTAGATGCTGCCAGCATAACAGATGACACGACAGCACAAATTAGAGTGGTAGGTTCCATCTCTGTTGCGTATACAGTTCTTGGTGACCACTAATTTAGTCTTGTTATGACGATAGGATCGAGGCACAATGTGTCTCGATCCCTTTTATTAGGAGAATAGAAAAATGGACATACTAGACGCACTAAAGCAATTAGACCCAAAAGATGATTCCCAGTGGACGGCAGAAGGCGCTCCCAAAGTGGCTGTTGTAGCACAGTTAATTGGAGACGATACGCTAAAACGAAAACAAATCGTGGAAGCTGCCCCTGACTTTACTAGGGAAAGTCTTTTAGAAGCCTCTGGAGATGGAGATGCCGAAGTCGAAGAAGAAACCGAAACCGAAGCCGAAGTCCAAGAAGTGGAAGAAGTAGATGGCCTTCAAGGTCACTACCAGCAGTTATTGATTGATATTGCTCAGCTAAACGATGAAATTCGTAAAAGCGAGCAAGAACTCACAAAGATGCGCCGCTTGCAATCTGCAATGGAAGAAAGACTGAATATTCAGAGCGGTTATTCTGCCAAGGACGACCAAAAGGCCAGAATGGAATATATTGCTAGCCAAGCTAAAATGCGAGCCGCAAAGGTTGAACAGCAGAAGAAGATGGCAGCTGCTTTAGGACTTAATGTAGCAACGGGTTCGCCGCTAGACGTAGCCCTTAAAAATAGAAAGTCCGCCGCAGTGAGAGCACACCAAGCCAAGGTAGCGCAGCAGCAAAGCGAGAACTAATGATATGCCCAGCCTACTTTCTAGACGTCACGGTGTAAGAGGTTCCACAGCACAAGCTGCGGCTTACCACTCTAGACGCCGTAGACTATCTAATCTAGACCCTAGGCTGGGCTTATTTAGAACGCACACCTTTACTACTTCCGACACAGCTATAGATGTCGGCGATGGCTTTCCCGGCGACAGGCTTGAACCTATTACAATCTGCCTAGATATGAAAATAACTGGGGCTTCTCCAAATGGCCTTCTTTTCGAGTTCGGAGATGCTACACGCGGGCTAGCAGCTGCTATAGATGGCACAGATTTAATTGTAGGAGCTGGAGCAGCAGCCGCTTCCAACGATGGAGTTACCGTTACGGCTTCAGCGGCGCTTTTAGAAAATAGCACTGTCAACAAAATAGCCGTCGTGGTATTCCCTAACACGGGCACAGTCAATATATGGGTGAACGGAGACCTAGTTGCTTCAGACGTTTCTGTTTCCGGCGACTTCGGAGGAGCCTGGGCAGCTGATGCGCTAGGCGCTATCGCAACCAAAAACGGCGATGCTATAGATAGAATTGCCGGTCCACAAGCTGTAGCTTTAGCAGACGCTGAAATCGTAACCGAGGTTGAAGTCTATAATAAGCAACACCCGAGGCAAACATTATGACGCTTATACTTGAAAATGGCACCGGAGTACATAGCGCAAATGCCTATGCAGACGAAACGTTCGTAACCGCCTATCTGACGGATAGGGGCAGACAATCCCAGAATAGTTGGGACACGGCGACGGATGCGGCGAAGGACGCTGCCATAATCGCGGCCACAGACTATATCGAACAGCGTTTCGGACCTAGGTTTAAAGGCAACAAAGAATTCTATAATATGCTAGTGGCTAGAGCCACGCTGACAATGACGCAGCAGCCCGCCGACACGGAAACCGTTACCTTGGGCACAGTGGTCTACACCTTTAACACTGTCCTTGGAGCAGCGAATAGTGTACTGATTGGAGATACCCTTTCAGATAGCCTGTTAAATTTAAAGAACGCTGTGACAGCCAACTCCGAAGCCGAAGGCACTACACATGGCACCGGAACAGTAGAAAATGACGACGCAACGGTCGTGGAGCTGAGCGGCCAACGGCTTTTGGCTAGTGCTAAAGTAAACGGCGAGAACGGCAACGAAGTTAGCGTGGCGACCACTGTAACCAACGCATCGTGGAACTTTAATACGCTTGTCGGCGGTTCGGATACAGGCATTAATCAAGGATTATCGTTCCCTAGAGCAAACATGTTCGATAACGATGGACTTATTGTGCGGGAAATACCAAACAACCTTAAACAGGCAGTGGCTGAATATGCTGTTAGGGCATTATCTGCTACACTAATGCCAGACCCCACTGTGCAGGATAGTGGGCAGGTACTGAAGGAAGATTTTACGAAAGTCGGCCCAATAGAAACGCGTAAGGTTTTCCAAGACGGTTCGGTAACTCCTAGCATTTTAAAATCCTATCCCGCTGCAGATAGAATGTTGTCAGACTATCTTCAGGCATCAGGTGTGTTCAGGTAATGGTCGACTTTACAGCGATAGCTAATCTTGCTAATACTATATTAGCAGATTTACCAGGCCGATCGGTGACGGTTATCAAGCTAGATGACAGTGTTGACGATGCGGCTAAACCTTGGAGAGGTGCTTCAGATGCCAGATCGACCCCAGCAGCCAGTTCTACGCAAACCGCAGTGTTTGTCCCACCAACTGGTAGCGGTCTGGGCTCTCTTGTACAACAAGAAGAACTTATCAAACGTTCAGAACAAATAATGCTCATAGCGCCCGGTGCCGCTTCTAGTGATGACCTATCAGATTTTGATGAAGTTATTGATACCGATGGTTCAAGATGGAAAATTACTTTTACTGAAGTCTTGGCTCCTTCTGATGTAACACTTCTATATGCGATAGGAGTAAGAAGGTGAATTTTACAGAAGCTCGAGACGAAATTCTAGCAATGTTTAAATCGGCTTGGGACCCAACGAGCGTAAAGCTGTATTACTGGGACGTAGCCGACGATAAACCTTCCGAGGACGAGTGGGCACGCATAACCGTCCAACACAGCACAGGCAGTAATGACGGAATCACTAATAAGTTCTTTCTTCGTGAGGGAATTGTAACTATACAGTTATTCACGAACTTTGGCCAAGGGTTGTCACGAAACGATATCTTGGCTAAAGTTGCAGTTGACGCATTTCAAGGAAAATCCAGTCCAGGAGGTGTTTGGTTTAGGAATGTTCGAATGAACGAAATCGGAAACGATGATAAGTGGTTCCAAACAAATATACTGGCAGAATTTCAATATGATGAGGTGATTTAAATGTCCGAAGTCCAAAAAATTGACTCCAATGTCACTGGTCTAAGGATCGCGGAAGAGTCTAGCCTAGGGGTTCTCCCTGGTTCTCCCATATGGTACGATCTGGAACCGAACTCATATGCGGACTTTGGCGGTAACTTAGCACTTGTGGCAAGAAATCCTATTAATCCCAGCCGACAGCGTAAGAAAGGTGTTATTACCGACCTTGACGCAAGTGGCGGGTTCAATCAAGACCTTACGTTTAGCAATCTGGCCTTTCTATTCCCAGGTTTGTTTCTTTCTACAAAAAGAGAAAAGTTTAATAGAACGTCTGACGGAACAGGCGCGGGTGGCCCTTCTCCAATTGAATCAATCGGCGCTTCTAACGATGTGGTATTTGGAGCCGATGAGTCTGCGAATGTAAATGTCGGAGACCTACTCTTTTTCACTGGTTTTGGTGTAGACGGCAACAACGGCCTTAAGCGCGTTACTGCAGTTCTAACCGATACGGTGACAGTGAACGAAACATTAACGGCAGAAGCAACTGTACCAGCAGGTGCAACGGTTCTACACGTTGGCTTCCAATTTACAGCAGGTGACGCAGAAATTGCTAACACCAGCGGCAGTCTGCCAACACTAACAGCAACAACCAAGGACTTAACCGACTTTGGACTAATTGCCGGCGAAACTATCTTTATCGGTGGTGACGATACAGGTGCGTCAGGAGACGCGTTTAATGCCGCACACAATAACGGTTTTTCTCGCGTCTCCGAAACCCCCGTGGCAGGTACAATAACACTAGATAAAACCTCCGGTGGGGCAGACGGCGAAACAGAGATGGCGACAGAAGCTGGTGGTACCAAAACCATCAGGGTCTTCTTCGGCTCTGTATTGCGAAATGAATCTGCTATTAGTTCGGACTTTGACAGGAAAAGCTGGACCATGGAACGCTCCTTGGGCATTCCTAACCCGCAAGCTGCACCTTCCGTTGTACAATCGGAAGTTCTAAAGGGTGCAATTGTCAACGAGTTCGCTTTGAATATCGCTCAGGCAGATAAAATCACAACTGACTGGACGTTTATCGGAACTGATAACGAACAGCGTGATGGCGTAACTTCAGGTGAGGAACGCCTGTCAACAACCACTGGTTCAGTTGCAACCATAGAGGCTGCTACTGCCTACAACACCTCTTCGGACTTTAGTCGAATTAAACTAGCAGAGGTACGCCCAACGCAAACAGAAGCGAATAGGGCAGCTCCTGTACCGCTTTTTGCCTACGTTACCGACATAACTTTAAACGTCTCTAACAACGGCACACCGAATAAAGCAGTCGGTGTTCTAGGCGGGTTCGACGTTACGGCCGGAACCTTCGAGGTCGGCGGTAATATCACAGCTTACTTTGCAGATGTGGCTGCTGTTAAAGCGGTTCGCAATAACGCCGATATCACACTGGATATGGCAATTGTTAAAGATTTTGGCACAGGTAACGAGAACAGGAAAGCTGGCATATTTATAGATGTGCCTCTAATTGCTCTTGGAGATGGTCGGGCTAATATCGCCCAAGACGAAGCCATTACCTTACCGCTGTCTACTGATGCTGCAGAATACGAACCCTTTGGGCACACTCTTGTGTATCAGGAGTTCGAATATCTCCCTAGTTCAGCAGACACCTAAAACTTTATTTGTGAGCCGAATAAATTATTATTCGGCTCACAAACACCTACTTAGAAAACGAGGAAAGAAAAATGGGACTACAAATATCCAAAGCTTTGGAAAAATTCAATCTGGCCGATTATGTTGACCTTAATTGCGGCGACTTCGATGTAAAGATTAAGGCCGCAGCAATGCATAATGAAGGCTTCAGAGCAGCCGTTGCTAAAAGAGCAGTAGTGGCTAAGAAAAAATCTCTTGCCGTCGACAAAGATACCATCACAGGTAACTTTGAAGAAGATGTCAAGCTATTCATTGAAGAAATTATTGTCGGCTGGGGCGACAGACCCCTGATGGACGACAATGGTAAAGAAGTAGAAGCAAATGCAGAAAACCTATTTGAGTTGTTCACATCTACTAAACAAGGGCGAATCCTGTTTAGCAAAATTCACATCGCATCTGTGGACGACGAATTATTCAAAGTTACAGAAGAAGACCTAAAAAACTAATAGACGTCTTGGACTTTTGGCTAAGTGTTGGGCCAAATTACCAAGGCGTGTTAAAGGCTGCAGAAAACAGCCGAAGAGGTTTGCCTCCAAGATTCATCGAAATACAAGAAAAAACCGAAGAATCTTGGATGCCTTTCTTCATACATTCGTTCTTTGAATTAAGCACCGATAGAAATTCCAGCATGGGGCTAACCCCTATTCCATGGAGCAGTATAAAATGTTATGCTGAACATTATGGATTCACGGTCT